TACGCTGGGAAAGGAACTGAGGAAATAGGTTCAGATGATGTATCTACACCTATACTAAAAATTCTTCATCAACTATCTCCGGAGTGCAATACTAGAAGTCCAAAACATGTTGAAGGAGCCCAACCTGGTATGATTTATTCTGCCAGCCTTGGAACTTTAATAGATGGAGATAAGGGATTGGACGTAGTTGTTGCACACTCGCACATGAGATGGCCTGAGTGGCAGGATAAAGGTGAAGGAAGTTCAGCACCAGTTGCTGTGCACATGACAGTGCCCACTGACGCCGTAGAAGAAATAAGAGGTATAAAATATAGACTACCGAATGGTAACTATGTTGAAAAAACATTTTATTTCTATGTAATAGTTATGGTTGATGAATTACCAAGAAAAGCGGTCATAACCATGAGATCTTCTAATTTAACTCCTGCAAGGGATTTAAATAATCAATTGAAGAATCTTAAAACTAGCGACGATAAAGGTAAATTTCAAGCACCCTCTTTTATGGGTCTTTTTAAATTAAAGACAGCTGCTAAAACAGGTAAAGGAGATAAAAATTGGCATGTTTATAAACCATCGTACATAAGAATGTTAGACCTATCAACTAATGATGAGTCTGCTTTATTTAAAATGGGAGCTGATTTTCAAGAGCAAGTATCTGAAGGAACTGCAAAACCTAAATACGAAAAGGTTGTGCAATCAGAAGATATAGCATAAATATTCCGCGGAGTGGGGCGCTGATGGGAGACTTGAAGCGCCCTATTATTTAATGAAAGAGTTTATAAAAGCCTTTAGCGGTCTACAAAGAAATTTCGGGCTTTGTGATATGTCCAAGGGGTATACTGACCCTTCATCTGGAAAAATAAGATTTGATCAAAATGGTAAAGACTATGGTTGGGCAAAGAGGTCAGTAACTGAAGAAGATTACATAAATCATTTAGATGGCAAGATTGCAATAGGTATACAACCATGCGATGATGACGACAATGCAGTGTTTGGCGCAATAGATATTGACCCAAAAAATTATGCAGAGTTTAAACCAGAAAAATATTTAACGATAATTCAAGAAAAAGAATTACCTCTCATACCTGTTAAATCAAAAAGTGGTGGACTACATATATATATTTTTACTAGAGAAAAAGTAAAAGCAACAGACATTAGAGAATTTTTAGACCACATGTTATTTATACTAGGTCTACCTGCAACCACAGAAATATTTCCAAAACAAACAACACTAAAATCACAAGATGGAAACAAGTCAAACGGTCATTTTATAAATCTTCCATATTTCAATAAAGATCAAAGAGTTGCATTAGATCCAGGTGGAGAGGAAATGAACTTCGACATGTTTATTAAATGTGTTGAACTAAATTCTAGAACTAAAGAAGAGTTAAAAAATATTGGAACAGATAACGTAGCACAAGTTTTAAAAAGTGGTGATGATGAATTTAAAGATGGTCCACCTTGTTTAGGAATTATTTGTAATAATTTAAAACAGGGAGTCTATGTTGATATAGATAATCCAGGAATCAAACATAGTAAATTACCTGACGGTAGAGATGAATTTTTATATAACATAATGACCTGGGCAAAGAAAAAATATTCTGACAAGTGGGAGGATGTTTTAAAAAAGAAAGCTGAAGAATTTATATTGTATGATCAAAGTTGGGACACCAGAAAAATAGAAGAGAAAATTAAACTTTGGAAAAAAGAAACAAAAGGTTTTAAATGTCATGGTAAACCAGTAAACACAAACTGTCACAAAAATGTTTGTCTGTCTAGAAAATATGGTTTGGGCAAAGATGCATTTCAAGCATGGCCTGAAATAGTTAGTATTACTAAATGGGAGTATAAACCTGATCCTGCGTATGACTTACATGTTAAAATGCCAGACGGTAAAATAAAAGTTATACATGCAAAGCATGTGGATTACATAATAGATCAAAAAAGATTAAAATCTATTTTAGCAGCACACGCTAACTATTTACCACCTACATTAAAAAATAATAAATTTACTGCAATGATAAATGCATTGTTAGATACTAAACAGACTGAGTATCCAGAGGTAGAAACACAACCAATTGGTATACTGTTTAAAGAATTAAAAGAATATATAAATGGACCAAAGGCAAATACTTTTCATGCTTTTCAAAGTGGTGCTGTTCTTTTGGAAGAGAAAAATGATAAAGCATACTTTCAATGGACACCTTTTTACACCGAACTAAAAAGAACTGATTGGACTATGAAGAGTG